TTTGGATAAGCCTAAGGGGCAGCAAGTTGCAAACATGGTTTGGCGTTCAAAAGTTGGTGAGTGTGTTTCGGGTCGTGCTTTGCACAGCTTTAAGACCACAACAAATGGTACATGTCCATTTTATGGATCTGTTTATTCGAATTTTAATCGTAATACATTTCAGGGTATGTGTGGCGCTGTTTGGGTAGCCGACACTAGTAAACCATATATAGTTGGTTTTCATTTGGGAGGAATTGCTGACACTCCACGTGGATGTGCAGGTGTTTTGACTGTCAAAGAAATTACTAACGCTATTGCAGAGCTATCCTCATGGGATGGCTTGGTAGTTGGGGGAAGTGATTCTGAATTTAGACCCCATATGTTAGGAGTGCGCATTATGACTGGTGATCCCCTTCATAGAAAGAGCCCATTGAATTATTTGCCTATCGGATCTCAATATCAATATTATGGAAGTTGTGTTGGTGCGTCAACAAGTTACAGTTGTGTGCGTAGCACACCAATTAGTGAAACCATTACTAACGTTTGTGGCGTAGCTAATGTTTGGGGTCCTCCAAAATTTAAACCTGAATGGTATGGATGGCAGAAGTGTTTATCGAATGCAAGTATTCCCGCCAAAGAATTTGAACACGAATTGTTGTTTAGGGCCATAGCTGATTACAAGAAGCCTTTGCTTAAGGTTATTAAGCAAAAATATTGGACAGTTATGCGGCCTTTGACCACAAAGGAGAATATTAATGGTATGCCTGGGGTTCGGTTTATAGATGCCATTAATATGAGCACTTCCATAGGTTATCCACTCACAGGACCTAAGAGTAAATATGTAGTAGATATGGAAGCGAAGGATGAACATGGGATGTATAACAGGATATTTAAGAAGGAAGTTATGGATTTGATTCATGAAGCCGAGCAAAATTATAGAAACGGTTGTCGCAATCATTTTATTGCTAAGGCGTGTAAAAAGGATGAAGCATTGGTAGTGAGTAAAGAGAAATGTCGTATTTTTTATGGCAACTCTGTCGCCTTTACTTTTCTGATCAGAAAATATTTTTTGCCAATTGTTCGTTTTGTTGGAGTTAATCCATTATTATGCGAGTGCGCTGTTGGTGTCAATTGCCATTCGCAAGAATGGGATCAACTTTATAAGAAAGCACTTAAGTATGGTGATGATAGGATTATTGGTGGTGATTATGGTAAATATGATCAAAAATTACCATCGCAATTGATCCTTGCAACGTTGGGTATTTTGATTGATTGTGCCAAACAATGCAATTATAGCACGGATGATATACGCGTTATGCAGTCCATGTCAGCGGACATTGCTTATTCTTATATAGCCATGAACGGTGATATGATTTCTGTAACTAGCGGTACTCACATAAGTGGCAACTCTTTGACTGTTTTAATTAATAGTATTGCTGGTAGTCTCAATATGAGATGTGTATTCATGCGGTTATATGGATATGATTTGGATTTTAGAGATTGCGTTTCTCTCGTTACTTATGGCGATGATAATATTGGTTCTGTCAGAAAAGGGTACGATGCATTTAATATTAAGTCCTGTGCTGAGATATTGGCCGAATATGGTCAGGAATATACTATGCCTGATAAAAATTCTGAGATTGTTCCATATTT